GTATCAATTCAATCCAACCTGTTAAGACCGGAGCAACAAAACGCATTGATGGCATGGTTAGCTTGCTCAACGCTTGGGTCGGCTACTGCGACAAAGAAGATGAATATATGCGCTATTTACGATAGGGGTGATGATTTGAAATTCAGAAATGCAATCAAGGCGATTTTCGGCGGCATCAAAAAGTATGTCACCTCTGGTTGGCGGGAAATCGGCACCTACCATGCCACATTCTCCGCATTCGGGTCTGACATTTATGCCAATGAGGTGGTGAGGGCGTGCATCAGGACGCTGGCCGAGCATACAAGTAAGGCGAATGTCAAGGTCCTGCGGGATGGCGGTCCGGGTGACAGAAAGATCCAACGCATGATTCAGTATCGGCCAAACCTCTACATGAACGGTAAAGACTTTTTGTATAAGGTGCGGACATTACTAGAAATCAATAACGTGGTGTTCATTTATATCATGCGAGACGAATTTGGAAAGTGCGTCGGATTATATCCCATGCCGACCGCTCGATTAGAAGCGGTTGAGGCGTCTGGCGGGTTATATATTACATTTCGATTCCCGTCCGGCGTGGTAATGACGCACTCGTGGGAAGATTTAGCCGTGCTCCGCAAGGATTACAATACCTCAGATATTTGGGGCGATTCAAACGGCGCAATTCTGACAAGCCTTGACCTATTGAACACTACCAACGAGGGCATGGCTAATGCCATTAAGTCAACGGCAAACCTTAGAGGCATACTCAAGACCACAAAAGCTATGTTAAGTCCGGAAGATGCGAAAAAGCAAAAAGACCGTTTTGTCGAGGATTACATGGGGCTGACAAATTCATCCGGCATTGCAATGTTGGACGCTACACAATCGTTTGATCCGATCGAAATTAAACCGGCGATTGCAAATTATAAGAATGTTGAGGAACTAAGAAACAACATTTATCGGTATTTTGGCGTAAACGAGGACGCGATACTTTCTAAGCTTTCCGGCGATAGCTGGGAGGCTTTTTATGAGGCGCGAATTGAACCCGTTTTGATCGCGCTGGGACTGGAGCTGACAAACAAGATCTTCACAGACCGAGAACGCGGGTTTGAAAACGAGATTATTTTTGAATCTAACCGGATGCAGTACATGAGCACGGCAAACAAGCTGGCGCTGGTGCAAATGGTTGACCGAATGGCGATGACACCCAACGAGTGGAGAGAGGTTATGAACATGGCTCCAGTTCCGTGGGGTGACGAACCGCAAAGCTGGCAGAACCCGAAGGCGACAGAACAGGAGGTCGATGATGATAACCAAGAATAGGAATTATAGGAGTTTTGAGGTCAGGGCATCCGAAGAGGGTGCCTTTGTTGAAGGCTATGCACTCGTGTTCGATACAGAAGAAGTCATGTACGAATACGATGGGATTGCCTACAAGGAACAAATCAGATCCGGCGCTCTTGACAGCACTCTGATGCAAGATGTGGTTCTGAACTTCAACCACGGCGGAAAGCCGGTGGCACGAACAAAGAACGGAACACTTGAATTGAGAGTAGACCCAGTCGGCCTATTTGTCAGAGCGGATCTCTCCGGCACAGAAGAAGGCCGGAGGCTCTATGAGGAAGTGAAAGGTGGATATCTGGATAAGATGTCGTTTGCCTTCACGATAAATGCGGACGAATACAACAAGGAACAACATCTCAGAACGATCACGGAGGTGAAGCGGATCTATGATGTTGCGATTGTTGATATTCCGGCATACGAAAGCACGTCGGTGCAGGCTCGTTCATTCTTTGAGGCGGAGGCTGAAAGGGAACTTGCGGAGGCAAGGAAAGCGTTGGAACTGGCGAAGTCGAAGTATTTCTATGGAGGTAACTTATGAACATAGACGAAATGAATCTCGAACAGATCACCGCAAGACTTGCGGAGCTGGACGAGGAAGTCCGGGCGGCTACAGAGGCGGAAGTTGTCAACAAAGCCGCAGAAGAAAAAACCGAACTGCTGACAAGGAAAGCCGAATTAGAAAACCTTGAACAGCGCAAACAAACCGCCCTGAACATTCAGAGCGGTATTATTACGCCCAAAATCGTTGAAACAAGAAAGGAAGATAAACCTATGGAATTTGAAAACATGACCCGCGATGAGATTCTTGCCGCGCCGGAATACCGTTCCGCATGGCTGAAAACGCTGCAGGGCAAGGAGCTGAACGAAACCGAAAAGCGGGCGTATAATTCCGCCGTCTCGTCTCACGCTATCCCGACCGAAACATCTAGCGTATTCTTCGATAAGATGACGAAGATTGCGCCGATGCTGAACGAAATCACTCTGCTTCATGTGGCTGGCAATGTTAAATTTGTCACCGAAGGAACCCGCAATGCTGCCGCAAAGCATACTGAGCTGAACGCAGCAGATCCCGCCGCTGATACCATCGCTTCTGTTGAGCTCGGCGCGTATGAGTACATGAAACTCATCAGCATCAGCAAGACCGCACAGGCTATGACGCTTGACGCCTTTGAGGGCTGGCTTGTCAATATGCTTGCCGAGGACATCGCGGTTGCTATTGAAGATGCTATCATTAACGGCGACGGAGATGGCGACCCGAAGGGCGTTGAAGAGGCTAACACGTGGATAAACAACACCAACGGTATAGACTACGGCGATGCCGTGACTTATGACGATATACTTGACCTTATCGCTCTGCTCCCCGCCAGATATGACAGCAACGCTAAATTCCTAATGAACAAAAAGATGTTCTATCAGCATATCGCAAAAGTTCGCGACGCTGAGGGCGACCCGATTGTTGTCAAGGACTTTTCCGCAGCTATCCCACTTCGTATTTTGGGCTATCCCGTCATTATCTCAGACAAGGTGGCCGACAACGCCGCTTATCTGGGCGACTTCAAGAAAGTTGTTGGAAATATGCCGCTCGATATGCAGGTTGCATCCGCTGAGAACTTTAGAAGTGCCGCCGTTGACTATCGTGGGCTTTGCGCTTTCGACTGTGATATTGCACTGGCTGACGCATTTGTTAAGCTGTTCACTTAATTGTGAGCGGCTTCATAATTTAGGAGGTAAAAATTATGGCTTTAACACCTTATAACCCTTATATGGGGCAGAGCGTAGCGGTCAAAGAGCTGCTCCGCGCTCAGGTAGCACACTTCAAGAGAACTGCTGCCGAGAACAGCGTCGCCGATGCAGACGGGATACTTGACGGAGCCGAATTGACCGACAAGGCACAAAATATTAAAACATTTCTTGCACAACCGTCTTGCGCCAAGAATATAACCGTTACAGGCGGTGCAGCAAATATGACCGGAACAGTAACCGTTACTGGCACAAACATTGACGGCGTTACCATTACGGAAGATTTTACGTTGAGCGGAACAAGCGCACAAACTGGCGATAAAGCATTCAAAACCGTTACCAACATCGCGCTTCCAGTTCTTACAACTGCAGGAGATACGGTAGACGTTGGCTGGGGTGTAAAACTTGGCTTACCTGTTTGTCTCGCGCATAACACCGTGATTGTGGCATACCGTGACACATCTACTGCCGACACTGGTACTGTGGCAGTTGATGCTGCGGATGTTTCTAAAAATACCTATATTGCCGAAGCCCAAGCTAAAACACTTGATGTTTGGTTTCTGATTAACTAAGGAGGTGGCAACATGGCGGTATCCGCAGGCGTAACCTCCAATGTGGCATCGGGACACTATACAACCGCACAGGAGGTCACGCTGTCAACGACGGAGGCAACGGGAGTTATCTATTATACGCTTGACGGTACAACGCCGACCTCCGCAAAGACTAAATACACCGAACCAATAGAACTAGGGACGGGTACAAAAACCACAATTAAGGCGGTAACGGTGACAGAGGGTCTTGAAGATTCAGACATCTTGACCCTCTACATCGTGGTCGAAGAATCGTTCTTGTCAAAAATTCGCAGGGCGGTACGGCGAAACGCATCGACAGACGTTGACGCGGAACTCGAAGACATCATTGCAGAATGCCGAGCCGACCTTATTAGCTTAGGGGTTACACCGGCCAAAGCGAACAGCGAAACGGACAGCCTCATTCTTGGGGCCGTCCGTTGTTTCGCACGGTGGAAATTCGGCCTATCAAACGAGGATGCCGAAGCAAACCGTGAGGATTATATGATGTTAAGGGATGAACTTCGCAGACGCAGAGATTACACAGCCTATGTGGACGAAAGTGCGGATGCAATAGCAGATGCCTACGTCACATTTAAAGTGCGGATGCAATAGCAGATGCCTACGTCACATTTAATGGCGAAACAAAAGAAACAGATTCCGAAGGTGGTGCGATATTCTATTACATCGAAATGGGCGTAAACCAAGAATGCACAGTCACCGCTGACGGATACGAAACAGAAGAAGGCGAACTAGATATAACAACCGATGTGACTGTTACCGTAACGATGGAGG